TCCGTTGGGGTGGTAGTCGATGGAGAGCTTGTCCGACCCGAGAAACTTGAAAAGCTGAGCCTTATCGATACCGCAGACCTTGCCGTCTTTGGCCCGAAGGAACTGCTTGGAGTGCCCATCATGGTTGCTGATCAGCCAGTCGATGACATGCTCGCGCTGAACTTGCGCGATATCATCCGACGAAAGCTCAGTAATGTCGAAGCTGGAGAAGTCGGACTTTGCCGCCAGCCCACCGCGCCACCTCTGAATGGAACCTGCTCGGCCGTTGAGCTGGATCGTTCTGACTTCCATTGCATCCGGATCTATGAGCCTGCCGATCTTGTAGGCGGCTTCTTCTCCATGCGCGATGAAATCGTCAGACGACTTGCCGACCGGCTTGAAAAGCCACTTGTCGCCATTCTCGTCGAGCCAGAACTCCTTCTCATGCGCCCCGCCGACTTTGGCCTTGCTGACGTACTTGAACTTTTCCGGCTTCCCCTTCTCAGCCCACGCCGCATCCGCAGCGTCGAACTCGGAGGTCTTCTTCGCAAATGTGTTCGGCGTCGCGACTGTGACAGGCTGTGGGCCGACCTGTGGCTCTGATGTGGGGACTGCCTTCGGCTGTGCTGCCTTGCCGGACTTGCCCAGGTGCTTTTCGGCCCACTTTGCATGCTTCGCTTCGATGCTCGCCTGCGCGGTAGATACCTTTGCCGGGTCGGTCTCCGTGAACAGGGTAACTAACTCGTCTTTCGACGACCATTGCCAATGCTTGATCTTCGTCTGCTTTGCAAGGTCCTTCAATTCCCCGGACTTCATCGCCGAAACCTGCTGCTGGAACGTGAGCTTTTTGACCGCGATCTCTGTCGCATGCTCCTGAAGCACCGACGTCGGCAACCCCGAGTCCTTCGCAAGTTCCGCTTCGGCGGCTTTCACTGAGTCGAGGAACGAGGAATACTGTGATGGAGAAGACGGCATCACTATCTGTGATGTGGCGTCCTTGAGAGCTTGCTCTGCTTTCTTAAGCGCCTCCTGTTTTGCTGCGTCCAGAGCCTGCTGCTTGGCATTCTCAGCCATCTGCTGACCAGCGGACTTTTCCAGGGCTTTGACGAGCTGCTCCTTGTTCTTCAAGGGTGGAATGCCATGCTTTTGTTTCGCGGCCATCAGGGCCTTACCGGCAAGACCGGAGTGATCCACACCCGGCTCAAGACCGTCCAGCATATCGATGACTTCGCTCTTGGTGAGGTTCAGCGACACGCCGTGCTGCTTGGCCATATTCTTGAGCTGGACCATAGTAAGACCGGAGAGATCGGACTGAGGCGCGGCGTTCTTTGCGGCTTCCTCCAGGGCTTTCGCCTGTTTGAGCACCGCCTGCTTTTCGGCAAGGAGCTTCGCCAGTTCGTCTTTACTCCGCAGCGCCGCGATGTTGTATTGCTTGATCTTCGCCTGCAGCGCAGTTCCAGACAGATCGGCATGATGGATTCCCGGTTCTGCCTGGTCGAGAAGTTTGATGAAGTCGGACTTGGTGCGGGCAACGGCGACGCCATTCTGTTTCGCCAGCGTCTGAAGCTGCTTCACGGTGAGCGTGGAAAGGTCGCCAATCTCGCCTGACTCGAACGCGCCCTTGAGCTTCTTCTCTTCTTCGATCTTCTGTTTTGCCTGAAGATCAATTGCCTGCGGAGGAAGAATGCATGCATTCTGACCAGGTGCAGCAGTAGCGCCAAGTTCTCCCCCACAGATAACCAGCGGCCAAGCCGGTAAAGACTGACACCGGCAGTTGGGATGCGCCGGGATGTTGGGGAATTTGTCAATGTCGAAGACCTTACCGTCCAGACCGCCGCAGACCGGGCACATCCGCTCGTCTTCCATCGCCATCCATTCGAGCTTCTGCACGCCGACCTGCTGGTGAAACTTGATGCGGCCCTGGTTGTGAGCACGCAGGACTTCGGTGCGGGCGATCATCTCCATGCGATACTGCGCTTTGGAGAACACCTTGCTTCCCGCATTGCGGAATGATTCCTTGTCCTCGACGACCTTGCCAAGATCGCGGACGATGTCATCAGCGCCTTTACCTGTAGCGATACCGGAGAGGATGGTGCGTTTGATGCCGTCTGAAAGCTCCCGATGCACATCGCCGGCAAGCACCATGTTGTAATTGGCCATGAAGTCGAGCGCGTCGGTATCTATAAGGGTGAAAACCGATGTGGTGAGCTTGTCAATTCCGTCCGGCGCAAGGTCACGGTAAAACGGCATCTGAGCAGCCGCGAACTCTCCGATGCCGTGATATACGCCGGATCGAAACGACGCGCGGGAAGCCTTGCGGAACATCAGGGTCTGGTCCCTCTTGAGCGTCTTCGTCACTTCGCCTATCTCCGCGTCCAGCTTCTCCAAACCCTTCACTGCGGCGAGCTTGTTATCGGGCAGCGAACCGAGGCTTTTATAGGCTAGGAGCGCCTTCCGCACCTGTTCCTGCGCGGTCTTCAGAGACAGCGTGAGTTCATGGGCAACCTGCTCGGAGTAGAGGTCACGGGCAAGAAGGCTCCTCTGCGTTGCTTCTCGGATCGCCTGAGCTTGAGAAGTGGTATCGGCGATTGCGCACATCGATGCGTGCATTATCTTTGCCTCAACCTCTCTTGCGTCCGAAGAAGCGGCAAGTCGGGGAATCGAAAGTCGTCTCTGCCTGCGTGACTCCACAGCGGTTGTGCTCCTCGCCAAAATAGCCACAAGAGTCGCACATCTCGCCGACACCGGCGCTGGAGTATAGGGCTGCCTGCGATTGTCCGTCCGGGCGATTCTTTGCCGGATCGAGGCCGAGCATCTGCTGCGCGCTTTCGATACTCATTATTCCTGCCACGACCATATCCACAATGGGCTTGACTTGCTTTTCGTCGAGGAGATCGACTGACTTGTCCTCATGCTGCCGGTTGGCCGTTTCAGTATCCGGGTCGAGGTCCATTTTGAGCTGCAGAGACGACCGACTTATGAGCTTGCGGTCGTATAACTCGATGAGGAGCTTCTTGAAATCGACGGCGTCTGTGGGATCGAGGTCGTTGAAGACGAACTGGACACTCTTTCCCTGGTGTCCCGCAATCTCAAGCCAGTCGCTGTATATCCAGTCGAGGATGGTGCGCGCGGCATGCTTTATCTCCCGGATCATGATGAGCATCTTCTGCATCGACACTGATGCTGTCGCGAAGTTGGGGCCATCGCCGGCAACCAGAGACCGCGAGAGGCCGAGCGCAACGACTATGTCTTCCTTTACATCCTTGACTTTGTCCTCAGTGTTGAGAACCTGTCCCTCAGTGCCGTGAGTTTCGACGGTCACATAGAAAGGCACGACGAGGCCGCTCTTCATGTCCATCTTGTTGACCATGTCGCGAGTCTGTTCTAGCATCTTCTGGTCAGGCATCACCATCTTCTGGCCGAACGCGCCGCCGACCTTAATCAGCCTGAATGGCGTGGCCCAGCGTTTGGCAATCGCCTTCTCCGCGCGGCGATAGTCACGAAGTAACTCAATGGAGTCGAATGCTGGGAGGACAAGCGAGTTACCGCGAGGAGAGAACGCTGGCGCATCCCACTTGAGATGCAGAGTCTGTTCGACGGGCAACTTCAACCCGTCACCGACGGTCGGGCTGTCTTCTGGGAACTGCTGTACCTCTACAAGCTGTCCCTGGGCATATTTCACCTTGATGGATACCGGGTTTACACAAGTGACTTCCTCAAAGTCCTTGCCGTCTTTGGTATATCGTTTGAATCCGACTGCGTCACCCTTTACGAGAAGTTGCAGGATCATATCTTTCACGAACTCAGAGATACCGAGCCTGTCGGACAGATCGTTTGCCTCCTGCTTTACGGTCTCATCGTCGCTTGTTATCCTTATCTCATCGCCCACGGCAAATGTTCGCCAGGAGTTGACACAGTTCTTGACCAGAGGCTCCTCGACATAGTACTCCCAGGCTTTTTTCGCGCGCTCTTCCCAGGTCTTTGGAATAGCGCAGTGATCGGGATTGATGTGGGCAAACACAGCCGAATCCAGCATGGCCGCTGTCGCCATGGGAGATATGACTATGCCTTGTGCCTGTGTATCGTGTTCGTCGGGTATGGCTGCCTGGCTGGAATGTTTTCTTGAGCGTGACTTTCGACTGCAGTTTTCCACATTGACCTCTATGCGCAATTCTGTCGCACCTGCATAGCGCGCCAGGAGGCACACATCCACGCGACATCGCGTGAAAGTGCCTCTACTTAGTTATTTACTAGCAACTGCGCGCAAGTGTCGGAACGATCTTCGCAGAAAGCGTCACTCTGGTAATGTCTCGAAAACTGAGTGCTACTTCTACGACTCTTGAAAGGCCGACTCGACAGGTGATTGTCACGCTCACCTCTTGTTCTTAGGCGTCAGTATTCGGGGCAATTAGGCCGGAAAGCCCGTCTTAAATACTGGTATTTGTCGAATCATATAAGTAGCATGAGCCGTGGCATGAACATCATGGCAGGGAAATGAAGCGAAGAAGCTCCTGACTAAAGCGCGGAGGCGGCAAGTATGAAACACATCAAGACAGTATCGATCTATGCAGCAGGCGCTTTGGTGTCAGGAGTTGTCCTCAGATACATCGAATGGCCCGACTCTCTCTTCGCGTGCCTGTCGGTAATGATCGCGGCAGAGGTGATCAGCGCCATGCTGAGGATGTGCGACAGGCTCCTCGACCCGCCGCCAGCGATCTTCCTGGTATTCTGCCACCCGAAGAATAACTTTGGCCGATTTCCCCACATGCCTTGACTTTGCCTGCCGACCAGAGCAAACATACCCCCCACGCTTCGGCGAAGACTTCAGGAAAGGGGGATAACGGATAATGAAAGACCAGGCAGAGTACCAGAAAGCATTGGGCCAGGTAATCACAGCAAGGCGAGAGAAGCTCGGCTATAGCCGCGAGAAGTTTGCCAGAATCCTTGGGAAGGGAACAGACTATATTACCTCCCTGGAAGATGGCAATTACAACCACCTAAACCTTTCGGATATGATGACTATAGCCAGAGCACTGCAGCTTCCGCTTTCGACTCTTTTTGCGCTCGCAGAGTCCAATTGCTGATACAAACCGTATCAAAAGAAGACTGGATCAGTCAGCACCGGGATGACGCAAACAGTCTCCTCGGTGATCTGATCCAGACTTCTCTGCTCTCGGACCAACATCGCGCAGCGCACGGCGTCGATGATGTGGTCGTTACCCTTGGAGTAGATCACGTTGCCGTTCGAGAGTGTGTAGGTATGCGTCGTAAGCTGGTCTTCTATCTCAAGATCATCGGCAGGCAATGCCATCTGCCTGCGCTGCAGCGCGCCGTTGATGAGGCTGGTCATCAGCTCCTTGGTGCGCTTCTTCACGTCCTGACCGTCGCGAACTGCGAGTGTGGTCATGCCACCGAAGTCGTATCCGTATAGTCTGCCTTCAAGCTGGATCTGCCTGTATTTGTCGAGCGTGAGCAGCTCCTGCACGACCGCCAGACCATTGCCGCCGTTGTCCACGCCTATGCCGACCGGCGTGAAGTACTTCTCCAGCAGAGAAATCGTCTGAGCTATGTGAGGGTAAGAGATGTGCTCCATGTGGATTCGCAGCACAAGCTTCAGAATAGAGCGCTCCCCGACCTCTATCTCCTGGAACACGACAATCTCGGTCGGATCGTTAGTGTAGCCAAGGTCGCCGCCTATCCAGAACATGCCGGTCTGGGGCATCAGGTTCAGAAGCATCTCCAGTCGGTCGTATGACTCCTCTTCTGTCGCACAGTCGCGCATGTCCTCGCCACATATCGCAACCTTTAGGTACTCCGGCATCTCCTGGCGACAGAGATTCAGGTGCTCGATATTGAACGCACCATAGGAAGGCTTTCCGTGTTCGCCGGCGACTTCATGCTGCCAGCCTGCGGTGTCGTGCCCACCGTAGAACTCAAGAAGCTCGCGTTCGCGCTCCTCATTCCAGTCCGGGTTAATCCACGACGGCCACCTGAATACCCTGAACTGTGATGACATTGTCAGGCGGTAATAGGTGGTGTTCCGCAGGCCGTTGGGTGTGGAGTAGATGCGCAAGCGCCCCCCTGCCTTCAGGCACTGCCGAAGAGCCTTCCATGCCTTCTCCGTAAGCCACGCACCTTCATCGACCCACACACGCTCGACATGCAGCGACCTGAACGCGTCGCCGTAGACCCCAGCCGGTCGGAAGTAGAGCACCGCGCCGTTGGTGAACTCCAGCCTGAAGTAAGGCTTGCGGATTATCTTGGGCTTACCAAACTTTGTAAGGGCGACGCTCCTCATCAGTTCATCGTTGGATTCCAGTTGGAACTCTATCTCCTCGATCAGGGTGTCGAGGTGTCCCTGGTGCGGAGCAGCGATAAGTCCTTGGCCGCCGCGTGTGGTGAAGGCGAAGTGCATCGCATCTGTCGTGAGCACGCAACTCTTCCCGCAATCACGACCGTCGAGATGAATGATATTACGCATCTCACACTTCAGGTCGTCAATCTGGTGCGGCCAATAGCCACGCGCGGAACCATCCCGATTGCGCAGATACTTCTCTCCCCACAACACCGGGTCCCTGAGCGACATCCCCAATCTTTCTTCTTCCGACGTTATCTCAACCACGATTATTCCTCCGCATTTCCTTGCACATTCGAGGCAAGAACCCTTGACTTCACACGCGGTCCGAGTGATCAATGTGAACAACATACACAACCACTGGAGGTAGTGAAATGACAGACAAGACACTGCACGAGGCTATTGAGGAACACATCGAGCACCTCAAGAGCCAGGGCAAGAGCGAGCGCACAATCTATACATACTCCAAGGACTTCGAGCAGGTCGAGGCATTCTTCAAGCCGGACAGGAAACTTCGCTCGATCCTCATCCCACACGTCGGGAGCTTCCTCAAGTCGGATACGCTCCTCAAAATGCGCGGCGACAAGGATCGGTCGGAGATCACGGTCAAGAAGACCATCCGTGTCTTTCGCACGTTCCTTGTGTGGGCGAAGGAACAGGGCTACATCGACAAGCTCCCGCTGCCCAAGGACGTTCCGACAGGCCGCAGCCTCAAAGCACAACCGGAGGTGACCAGTGCCGAACCCGATCCGGATGCTGCAGCCGAGTAACGATCTCGAACACGCGATAGACAACTTCGCGGTAAGGCTCCGGGCGCAAGGTCGCTCGGAGCTTACCATCTCCGCCTATACGCGTGACCTACGCTGCTTCGCCCGCGCACTGCCGGGCATAGATACTCATGACATCACACCAGCGATGGTAGATGCGGCGATTACTGATCCCACGGTCACCTGTTCTGAGAACTGCGTGCCAAAATCGACTGCGACGATGTATCGGCTGAAGGCCGCTGTAAAATCGTTCTTCTCCTGGTGCGAAGAGAGCGGACTGACAAGCGGCAATCCTGCCAGATCGGTAAAGATGAAACGCCTCTCTCGGAAGCCTCCGAAATTCCTGAGCGAACCAGAGAAGCGCAGGCTCCTCAAGGAAGTCCGCGACCGTACAAGTCCACTTGCCCGCCGCGACCGGGTCATCTTCGAACTCTTCCTCGGGACCGGCATACGCATAGCGGAACTTGTGAATCTCGACATCGATGACGTCGATCTCGACGGCAAGCACATATACATCACAGGCAAGGGTGGCATTCCACAGGCCAAATTCCTCAACTCATCCCTGCGGACACTTCTGCGCAGCTATCTCAAAGAGCGCCGACGCCTGGCAGATACCGAGGTTACCGCGCTATTCGTCTCGTCTCAAGGAACGAGACTCTGCTGCAGGCAAATCGCCAAGCGACTTACCTACTGGCTCGCCAAGGCTGGAATCCAGAAGAACATCACGCCGCACGGACTGCGACATACGTTCGCGACGCACCTCTACACCGCCACCTCCGATCTGCTGCTCGTTAAGCGCGCCCTCATTCACCGCGACGTCTCCACCACTGAAATCTACACCCACGTTGCAGACGAACAACTTGAGGATGCACTGGAACGCATCTGATCCAACTGCGCTGCTGGGGAAAGGAACACTTGCCAGCCTTTCCCCAGCCACCACTTCCCGCAGGCATTGTCGCGGCTACAGTCGAAGAGCATGTCAGAGTGCGGATAACAGGTATTATCTGAACTCCGACTCCATATCGGCCTGAAACCCACGCGTGGATTCAGCCGATCTCCCGAAGCCTCGTCGGTGTTATCTGAACTTATTCCTGCGTTTTCTCCGGCTCAGCCTCTGATTCAGCCTTTGCCTTCTCAGCCTCAGCCAGTTTCTCCAAAAGCGCCGTTGCCCATTCCGCCGGCGTCGTTTGCGACTCGATAGGCTCCGTTCCCTCGCGGGTGAGCTTGGTCGTCTTGAGATCCTTCATGTGACACCGGATCATCCGGTCGAGCCTCTCGGCAGCTTCCCAGTCGCCAGCTTCCTGCGCGCGGCCCAGCTTCAGGAAGTAGACCGCCACCAGTTCCACCTGGATAAAGTCAGAGCTTTTGTTGAACACAAAATCCTCGTGAAGCTGTGCTATGATAGCATCGAAGATGGGCTTCTCCTCCGGCGTAAGGAACCTGTTGGCGTATATCCCGTGCTGCAGGTTGTTCGTATTGCCTGGTTGCCCACCTCGACTGCGGTCCGCGCCGGAGTTTCTACGCCACTGATCCAGTTCCTCAGCGTCGCGTTCACCTATCTTCGGCAGTTGCTCAATCGATGTGTTCTCGTTCGTCATAGTCTTCCTTCAATCGACCCGGCAAGTCGGAGTTGGGCGGGAGAGGCGTTTCGCGCCTCATTTTGTGCCTGTCGCGGCCGTAAACAATGTATTTTGACCATCAATTATGGATAGCGGTTTTGCTGTGGTCGCTCCAAATGGGTCATCATCTGCGGGCACCACTTTGCCGCCGAACACTCGCTTGACCTCATGAATCTGCTTCACGGCTTCCGGTGATGAGCCAATCATCAGCTTCAGTTCGTCCATAGTGAACTTCACCTTATCAGCCCATTTTGCGGGAACGACAACCGAGTCTTCGCGGACAAATACTACAATGTCCTCGATAATCGACGACCTAATGCCTGCGTAACCTCGGGTGGCAAGCGCGTGTTCCAACCTGTGCGCATGGTCGGATTGTGCCGTCGAGTTGCTGGACAATGCTTGCTGCAACTGATGTGCATTCCATGCATCGTCCCAGGTCTTCCGGTAAGCAGCGAAAGTCTGCTCGGACGGTGGTGCGTAAGACTTGACATTCGTCGTCCTTACAGCCTGCCTGAGAGCATCATGACCAATATACCGGATCGCCCAGTTGTGAATGACGTTGAATCGCGCTCGGAGCGTA